GCCAGATTTTAATATTTCAATCATTGGTGTTCCGGCATTTCTTAATTCACCAATATAATTTGGGTTTAAGAATTTATAGAATGTTGAACGATATAGTAAATTTTCATATATACGTTTTGCAACACTTTGTAGATCTAATGAATAAACCCCGTCTTGTGTATAATTCATATTTCTTTATTCCTTCCTTATTTTTTTAACAAATCACGAAGACTTGTTTTTCTTGTTATTTTTATTTCTTCTTTTGGTTTTGTTGTGGAATTAAATGCAGTTTCATTTGGAACACTTGGTGTTTTTTCAGGTTCAGGGAAATAAGTTGCCTTATATTTTTCCTTTATTGATGAAATTGCTTTTGCGTCGTCTTCTTCATCTTTAAATAAAGAATTACGAAGTGCGGAAACCTCATCAAATTGTTCCTTCTTAAAACCTTGTGAAACCATTTCAACTTGTAGTTTAAGTCCACGTTCATTATTCGTAAGTTGTGTGTTTCTTGCTTCGATATCACTATAAGATTTTTCAAGCGTATTGTACTTTTCTTCTAGTTCAGTATAACGTGCAGTGTTTTCTTTGATTGCTTCTTTTCTTGCAGTTTCAACCTCATCACTTAAAACATACCCCTTTCGAATATCTTTTTCCAACTTTTCGAAGTTAATATCTTCGTTGGATAGTTGGATATCCTTGTTGTTTAGATATTTGTTAATATCCATTTTTTCTTCCTCCTATTGTCGACATATTTAGAAGTGCATTCTTGCTTAAAGTTTATAGACATTCAAGCAAGTTTGCTGGTCTTTGATATTTCTATCTATTTATTGCAACTACTTGTTTTTGTAATTCAGTAGTAGGCAATCCTTCTTTTAATTCCCTAATTTGTGAATTGATTTTATTTCTTTGTTGATTTAGTTCATCAACCTTCCCTTCATTGCCAAACATTTTTTGAATTTTCATATCTGTTTTTATTTGCTCTTTTTTTAATGTAAGACTATTTACTTTTTGTCTTATTTGATATTGTGCTTCAATTTGGCTTTCACTATAACTAGGTCTTCGAAGTTGCATTCCATTTTGATATATAGTTAATACGCATTTGCAATTAGGGTGTAATAAATCACCTTCTTGTTCTTCTGCTTCTGTTCCTATATAATATTCAACTTCTCTTTTTGATAATACACGCCCTTGAAACATTGAACATATTGGGCAACTAAAATTGTGTGGTGGTATCCAAAATTCTTGAATACCTAACGCTTCGGCGTCATTCAATGTTGTGTTCCAACCTGCTCGTGTCAAGTTGGTATTATGTATCATTGAATTGTATGTACTCATTTGTACATATCTTTGAATTTCACCAGTGTTTTTCTTATAGTAAGGAACTACTTGGTTTGTGTACTTTGAAACTTTCGTTGACAAATAATTTTGTTTATCATTTTTATACGCATAACTATTTAATGAATTTTTATATTCTCGTTCCTTTACCTTTTTAAATTTTTCTTCAACACTAAACATTTTACTAAACGAAATTAATCCAACAATAGAAATTAATTCTATATTATCTTTTACAATTTTCTTTCCTGTTAGATTTTGTTCGTGTATCAATTTTTCATATTCTAACAATTCATCTTGCAAAAACTTATGATCTAACTTTCCCCACAACTTTTCTAGTTGTTTTTTGAAATATTCTAAATCCCTACCTTCATTCAAACATTTAAAGAATAGTTCTTTTGTTTGGTTTTGCAACTTTGCATATTTAAAATTAACTTTAAACACACTTTCATTTATAAACTCGTTAGAATTCTTCATATCCTATTTTTATATCTTCTCTTTCTTCGTTATAACCTTTTATTAAGTCTTCATCACTAATCTTTGTATCAATTAGTTTGTTAATAATTGGTGTTAACACTTTTGCCCTTGTTGAGTATGGGATTGACATTGTTCTTTGAATTGCTTGAATAGTTTTTATTTTTTTGTCATCATCTAATTTTTCATTGTTTCCATAATCCCAAACTAAATCAGTTGGAATTTTGTTTTCTTGAATATTCAATAATTCTTGTAGTTTGACAATGTTTACAATTAAATGATTGATTTGTGGTTCAAGTTGTTTCTTGATTGCCTCAATTGTCATTTCAGTTGTATTCATTGATAAGTCAATACTTGCAACGTTTTGATAAGCGTCTTTTTCGTATCCAAATGTTGCTGGGCTTAAATTTGCCATTTGTATTATTTGATAATCACAGAACTTAAATGTGTCAATGTATTCATTTACTCTTAAATTTCCTTGTAAGAAATTAAACATTGCGTGTTCCTTATCACCTGGAAGTAGTGTGTAGTAATCTTGTAGCGAACCAACACTTATTGTTTTAATATCATAAGTATTTCCTTTTGGTTGCCATTGATTGTAAATATCGCCACTTTGATAATGTTGTGTTGTGGCTATTCTGGTTCTTGTTTTTTCTACTTCATCACATAATACATTGTAAACTTGCATTTCTTCTTGTAAGAATTTTTCACTATCTTTAAAGAAGTCTTGACCTGTGTCAATATTTATTAACACTTCATAAGGTAGTTCATAAACCTTTTCGTATTCTGTTTTGTTGATTTCGTTAAAATCTTTTAACGACATTTCTTGCCATTCGGCACTTTTTTGTTTTTCTCTTTTAAATGCTTTAAATATTAATGTTGTGTTGCCGTCTTCCATTTCAATATGACGTTGTAGGCAATAATCATAATCTTTTGTACCTTTAAAGTCTTGTATTATGTCACAACTTAACACTTTATCGTATCTTTGAACTAAATTGTGGATATCACATTTTTTAATACATTCAAGATATATCTTATTATCAAACTTGTGTATATAAATGAAACTTTCACGTTCATATACTGCAAGTTCAAGTGCTTCACTTAAAGTTGGCATTAACCAGTTAATATCCAAACCTTCTGTTTGTGTCATTAGATCACTACCGAATAATTGGTTTCTTATATATGTTCCAATTTTCTTCGCAGAAGGTGCTAAAACATATTTGCCTTCTTCTTTTATATTTGGCTTTCCGTTTGTTATACCAGGTTGTGTCACTTTTACGTGAATTTTGATATAAGGTGCTTGAAGTGGATTAAAATGTCTTAATTCACCTAACATATTTTTCCTCCTAGTCTTCTAATTCAATTTCAGTTCCTTCTTCAAGGATTGCACCCCAATATGTTTTTCTGTTCGGCTCATCTGTCTTTAATAGAACCATTGGTTTTAAAACAACATTCACTTTATTGCTTTTGAATATTTGTTTCTTGAACCACACATTAACCGCATAAGTGTTTTCACGTGGGGCTTCTTTTTCATCTATTTTTATTTTCTTTACTAATATTCCGTTAAAGTATAAGTACAATGTCCATTTTCTTTTTTTAAATAATTTCATATAACCTCCAACAAAAAAAGCATAAGGTTCTTCTATTTCCTTATGCTTCCGTTTGCACCATAAATGGTCAAACACACTGCACTTCTATAATTTAATTATACCACGTGCAGAACATTTGTCAATTATTTTTCTACTTCTTTATTACCTTTAAAAACATAATGGTCTTTGTATATATGATATATCTCACTTTGCTTACAATTCTTACACGGAATAACTATCTCTAATGGTCTTTCAAGAACAACGTTGTGATTTTCCATTATCTTTATAATTTCTTCATAATTAATACTGCATAAAAAACGTTTAGTCTTTTTGCAACGAATTAACATTTGCATACCTCCATATAAAACCATACGCAGTCTTATTTTTTAATTTACAACAAGCACTTATATTAACCCCTGCTCTTTTCTTTTTTAGATTTTTTTCTGCTTCTGTTATACTTTCCCATATTTTTATACAATTGTATTTTTTATCATATTGAATAACTCTTTTGCTATTTGCTTTTGATATTCGTTGAGGTTTTGTACCATAATTGTTATTATATTTATGATTACACCATTCTAAATTATTGATACAATTATTTTGCTTGTTTTCATCTTTGTGATTAACACACCTAAATTTATTAACATTAGGAATGAACATTTCTGCAACTAATCTATGTACTCTATATGATTTTGTTTTTCCATTTTTGCTTAATACAACTATCATATATCCATTATTATCATTTCCGGGAATTAATAATTTGCCTTTGCTAACACAAAAACGATTTTTATTTTTACCATTAATTCTTATATGTGTTTTGCTTCTAACATTTCCTAAATTACTTACTTGATATAAATTTTCATAATTTTTAATGTCTTTCAATATTTCTTCCATTGTTCCTCCTAAATTACAGGTGCACGTCCTGTTAATTCAAATTCCATTATGATATATCTTAATCCGTCGACATAGTGGTCAAAATCCTTAACATAAGCATTTATTCCTTCACGTTCGCTTCGTAGTTTGTCATAATGATAACTTTCTAGTTCCTCAAGTGCTATGTCGTGATTACTATATACAGGTTCACCATTTGGCATAAAGTATCTTATTGTGTTGCTTTCAATATATTTCATAAAGTCTTTATAAAACAAAGATTGCATATATTGTACGCTTTCATCAACACTCAATTTATTTTTCTTTGCAAGTTCGTGTCTTATATTATCAGTTTCCAACCTATTATCAAAATGACTTGCTTCACTATCTATAACCAATGTATTTACAGGAATATGGGGGTATTTATTATGTAAAAACTCAATAAATAGTTTTAATTGGTTTGAATAGTATTCAGTTGTAGGCGTATCATTTTCAATTTTTGGATCGTGATAGTATTTATCAATAGGAATTAAATTCCACGTTCTTGTTTCTTGATTTTGTGCAAGTGCTATGGCACAAAAAGTTGTTGGGTTTACCGAACCATAGTCACAACCAATTCCAATTTCACGAATAATATAATTTGCTTTTAAATCTTCTTCCGTCATCTTTGGAATATAGTTGAACACTTTTCCTTCTGCAACAACCCACTTACAAAATACTTTTTGGTCACGCAAACTTCCACTTGGAAACGAATTAACCGCCTGTCTTATCTTTTCTTCTGTATCTAGTACAGGGTTGTCATAAGGATAAAACACATATTGTTTCCAATCTTTTCCGTCGATATATTCTTTCTTATATGGGTGGTTTTGTGAACCCTCCACGTTATAACTATCTATTCGTTTATAATAAGGGTGTCCTGCAAAACTCATTTGTCTACCTGGAAGTTCATCAAAACTATCACGCAATTGTCCTTGTGTGTAAATTCTCGCTGCTTCATCACACCAAACAAATATTAATGGTTTACCAAGTATCCTATTAAAAGATAACTTCGTATTAAAACCAAAAAAGTAAAATCTTATATTATAAATTTCCAAGTATTTATCATTTTGCCCAAACTTTAAAGTATATTCTTTGCCATTTCTAAAATGATATTCATTTTGTAATATCTTTTGTATTGGCTCGACAATGTTTCCTTTTATTGTATCCGTAGTCCAACCAACTATTGCACCATAGTAATCACGTGCCACATAATTTGGATCTTCACGCATTTTTTCTTCATATTCATTTAATCTTTGCGCATATTCAATTAAAGCAGCACATATTATATGTGTTTTACCACTTTGTGTTGAACCAAGAATACTTATTCCAGGAACATTCGGTGAAATAATGTCATTATATAATAATGCTTGTTTCTTCGACGCTATCATCTTCAACAACCTCAACTTCTTCGTTGATTGGTTCTTCGATTACTTCTTCAACGATTTTTTTCTTTTTTTCTTTTTTAGAAGTTGCAGTTGTTTTTTTGTGTGGTCTATCAGTTCGGCACGCTTCACAAGTTGCGCCTTTAATTGATAAAACACCACTTTCAAGGTCTTTCATTTCATCTTCACTAACAATAAGACCATTCGAATTCTTTACAAGATATCCGCTTCTTACTTTAATAAATTCTAATTTCTTCACAATTATTCCTCCTCCCTGTTTTCTTCATACATTGCTTTTTCCAATGCACTATTGTCAATTATGTTAATTGAAACGTTTGGTGTTCCAACATTTTCTTCTGGTTTAAGTTCCCCAAGTGTTTCAAGTATCACCTTGTAATTTTCGGCACGCCCGTCAATTGCACCTTTAATTAATCCAAGTGTGACACGTTCTTGGTTTGTCAATCCTTCTGCGTCCATTATATCTAATTTGTCTTCTAATATGTCACGCATTAATCTTCTATGTCTTCTTAATGCACCACTTGTTTTGCCACCCATACTTGCTATTCTTTTGCGTTCTTCTGGTGATCTTTCATTTAATGGTATAAGATTTTCACGTACATTTGGGTTTCTTAATTCCCCCATTTATAACACCTCCTTATTTCTTTTTAGTTTTTGGCGCGTATTTAGGAAGTTTCTTACTTCCTGTTGCTTTTTCCCATTCAGCAACGGCTTGTTTACCACCTAATGCTTTTGTTCCTTCTTTTGTATAAGCCCATTTTCTTTGTGCTTGTGATTTAAACGGCATTATTTATCATTCCTTCCAATTAATGCTAGTGCAATCAATGTTGCACATATTATTCCAGTAATAATTATCACACCTTGAATTGTTGTCACTATTTACCACTCACTTTCTTTTGTAGTTCTTCGATTTGCCACGAATAATCAATATCAATTGTATCATCATCTATACTTAAATAGTTGTTATCATCTATTAACATATAATTTGGATCTGTTCCGTTCATAACACGATATAATTCCCAACTTAATGCATAACCACGTTCAAGTTTTCCATTGTCTTGAAGTTCTTTCGTTTTTTTAATTGCTTCGTGAAACTTTTTTTGATTAACAACTATCCAGCCAAAAGGTTCACCCCAATTTTTATGTTCTTTATTTCGTGCTACTTCATTGCCAATAAATACATTAACTTTTGTTTCATTTGCACATTGTATAATCTTCTTTATTGCTTCGTCAGTATAATAAACGTCGCCGTGCAGATATACAACTGGTTCATCAGTTGGATAATAAGCGTCTATCCAATAACCTATAACTTTATCATTTATAACTTTAAAACTATTTTCGTGATGAAGTACATTTGTAAATTGTTCAAATCCTGTTTCGTTGCTCGAAATATAAATATCATTAATATTATTTTCTTTTAATAATCTAATAGTTCTTTCGACTAATCTTTCATTGTTTATTTTAATTAATGATTTGTGTTCTTTAAAACTATCATAGTTGCCACCACACATAATTATATATTTAAACATATTCGACTAATGCACCACCTTCACGATTTATCAATTCTTCTGCACGACTTTTTGTAATTTCAAATTCTTCATTTTTAATAACGCGTTTTCCTAATTCAATATCAGTGTATCCACACAACACACGAACCTTAACAATTTCACTTGGCTTGTATGTGCTTGGTTCATCAATTAAAAGTTCATTGTAAATATCTTTCGGCGCTTCAAACTTAAACTTTGGTATGTTCTTATATATTTCTTCCACATTATATTCTTTCATATCAAATGGAAGTATGTATCCATTAACACCACTTTCAACACCCATTTCCTTAAAACAAGGAATAGGCGTGACAATTACAGGTGTTCCAATTGTTAAACTTTCAAGAACACTATAAGACCACGCTTCTGTATCACTTAATTGTACTAAATAATCAGCGTCACCAACAAAATCCAATATATCTAATCGTGGTTGCATATAGATCACACCAGGAACATTGATTGGCAATTTATCGTTTGTAAATATTCGCCATTCAAAAGGAATGTTGTGTTTGTTTAATTCTTCGGCAAATTTTATCATTCTATTTTTGCCTTTTTCTTTTGTAAGCCTTGTGGCACTAATTAGTTTTAATATTTTTCGTGGTTTATTTATGATTAATGGATTATAACACACATTAACTTCTTTGCCACTTAATCTTTTGTATGCTTCTGCAACCGATTTACTTACACCAAAATATTTATTTATTCTTTCATCTAGGTTTGGTGTTAAACCTTGTGCTTCATAATCAGCGTGTATTATTTGATACACTTCATCAGGCTCGAACAAATCGATTTTGCTTCGATACATAATAAACAACCTTTTGCATTTTATCTTTTCTTTTGCATTTAATGGCTGCCTTATAACTCGACAATATTGTCTTATTCGATTTAATTGTTTTCTATCACTTGTGTCATTGCTATATACAAACACAATGTCTTTATCGTGATATTTCTTTGCTAATTCATAGCAATATGTTTCAATGCCACCTATGATATTAAAGTGTGGCACATAAAACACATTCGCATATTTTAGACACTCACTTAACCCTCTACTAGCATTTTCTGTGTCTAGTCTAGTTCCCATATAATTCACCCTATTTCGTTATTTTAAAATGACGTCAAATATAAGTTTGTTTATATTATCGGCACATCCTAACGCACTTTGTTTATTTGTAAAACTCTTATATGCACCAAGTCTATTTGATACATTCCAAACTTTACGAACGGCAACGTCCTTTTCAGTTATTGTGAATTTGTCTTCATCTTTTCCTGTTATTTCATTTTTAGGAACTGCCTTCTTAATTGTTTCAATTTCATATTCTAGGTCTTCAATTTTATTTTGAAACTTTGCAACCTCATATTGTTGCTTATCTAGTTCTAAATAATCAACATTTGCAACTGCATTGATAGTATTAAATAAAAACTCAATTCCTTTTTCTTCATCTAGGTATTGCGCAAAATCTTTATTAAAAATGCTCATTTTCCCCATAAATTTAATTAAATCTATTTCCATTTGTAAATCCTCCTAATTTTATTTGATTTTTTAAATTCTCGTTTATTTCATCTTCAAGCAAATAACAATCTGGTATTCTATTCAATTCCTTTTGCTTTTGCCAATATTTTCTTTCTTCTTTATCTTTTATTTTTGCCACGTTTATTGATCTTGACTTAATAATATTGAACAATGGTTCACTTTCTGGAATACTTGTTAGTTTCATTGCAAATTCTTCATATCCCATATTAAGTAAGTCATTGTATTTCATATCACCATATCTAGCACAAAAGAAAGCATATATTTGTGGCATATCATAAGGCAAACATATTATTGTTTGGTGTTTGCTTTTTGTTTTCCCATTGCCAAATATTTTAAAGTCATCATCTGGGAAAGTTGCCTGTTAATATTCCTCCAACCTTTTCCCCAAATGTTTGTGCTTCTTCTTCTGTTGTAAGCCCAATATCAAAGATTAAATCAGTTAGTGACATTCCTGTCATTTCTTTAACACATTCGTTAAATACTTTTTCATTTTCATCAGCAATATATATTCTTTCTAATTCATCTTTGTTTGAATTGTCATAATATGTTTTGCCGTCCTTTGATACCTTTTTAGTTAGTTCGTCAATTGTTGTTCCTTCCTTAACTAAATCCTTAATCATTTTCATTCTTGCAACCTTAATTGCATTTTGCATTTTTTCAGCAAGTCCCACACTACTTCTTAATTTGATTTCCTTTTCACGATATTTTAAAACATAATCGTCAATCCCTAATTTTTTAATTGTGTATTTTTCTTCCATAGTTTATCCTCCAACATTATTATATCATATTTTGTTTTTTATTAATATATTTCACATAAGACGTAATACATTTGCGCTCACCATTTAAGTAATCCCATATTGCATTTTGTTCTGCTTCGTTTGTTCCTTTATGTGCATACACAAAATACTTGTAAAATATTTTGCCTTCACTTGTTAATCTGTTAAAACGTTCTTTTATAACCCCACTTGCTTTAACAAAATCAAATATGTCGGCATAACGCATACGTTCTTCTATCAATCGACATTGTGTAAAATCGCACAAGTCAATGTGATATTTCAACTCACTCATAGGTCAATCCTCCTTCGTACATATTCATCTTTAACTATTAAGCCACCACGTTTGGTGTACATATCTTTATATCTTCCTTCAAAGTATTCAAGCATTTGTCTAATTGCGAGTAAATGATTTTTTGTTATGCCGTCCTTGTGTTCTGCAATTAGTTCCTGTGATAACTCAATGAATAAATTAAATTCGTATTCTTCAATTGTGTGTATATAGTTGTGGCTCGTTTCACGAACTAATAAAGCACCATTGTTATATGTTGTTTTGCCTTTATAATGACGTGGCTGTATGTGGTGGTATGATATTTGTTTTTTGTCATCAAATGTGTAGCCCATAAAATCATAACCAAGTTTGTATAGTTCAAAATCATTAAAAAGTTTATTTGCTATGCTTCCCATTCTTTTGTTCCTTCCTACGTTCTTCTTGTTTTATCCAATTACAAACCATAAAAAAACCGCAAACACACCCATAGAGTATAATTGCGGTATAAAATAAAATTGATCTAATAATTGCGTTCATATCAATCGCCCCTTTATTGTTAATTTAATTATAAATGATATTTTATATAAAGTCAACAAAAAAGCAACCGATAAAAAACGATTGCTTAAAAGGGGTTGCATACACCTTGAAAAATGAAAATGATTTATAAATAAAGATTTTCGAAAGATAGAAAAAAGTCCAAGGTGTAATACTATTTGGTGCTTAATAGTTGCCAACAAACCAACTCGAAAGCCAGTGATTGACAACCTTTACAAGCACAATTTAATTATATCACTTTTGCGTAAGTAATTCAACAATTTTACGCCCCATATCTTTTCGTGGCACAATAATAAATCGGCAATCGTGGTGTTCTTTAAATGTCTGCATTGTTTTAAGAAGCACAAACCCACGAACCTTCGTATAAGGTGATGACCAACTTTTGATATCTTCAATCGACTTGATCTTGCTATCCTGGATTAAAAAGATGAAGTCTTTGCAGCCCATTTCGTGTGCACGTTCAACTTCACGAACCAAGCGTGCGTGTTCTGTTGAATGACATAGGTTTCCACATATTTCAAGAAGTCCGTCCTTTTTGTCAATAATTGTTGTTGGATTTTTGTGTAGCATATAATCGCCGGCGTCAAGTTTGGATATAATGTAGTCTTGATTTATACTTTCGAAATACTCTAAAATCTTTTTGTTTCCTTTTTCTCTTGTGTCGACAATAAGTAAACTATCCATAAATAAGTTCCTCAATTTCATGGTTAATTTTTTCAATGCGTTTGGCGTACTTTTGTTCGTATTCTGGACGTGTTTTGTTTTTTAACTTTTTAATTAGTTTTAATCTTTCTTCATTTAGTTTAATTATCTTAATTTCTTTTTCCACTGCACTCATTAATAAAGCCACCTTTTTTCTTCTTTCTCACAAACCTCAACGTGACCATATTTCTTTTTTAAATATAAAAACTCGCTTACTAATATTTTTTTATGCACCCACATAATTTTTGCTTCGCTATCATAGTAAAAATCAAATATATTGTATCTACTCATCTTTTTTTCTTCCCCTCATATATTCTTCTATTGTAATTTGGTTTGGATCAACCTTTTCAATTTTTCTATATCCAAAGCCCTCCATAAGTTTTTCGAATGATAGGTCATACCCTGGAACATATAAACGCTTTGCAAGTTCACAAGCGTATTTGTTGATTAATGGTTGGTTTTGCATATTTATTGCCTCCGTTAAAAGTGTGATTAGTTCTAAATTTTTTTTCATTATATCCTCCCTAAAATTGATTGTATTTCATTTTTAAATTCATCTAATGTTATCGCACGTGTATATAATTTGTGTTCAAGTTGGTGTATGTCTTCAATTTTTTCAAAATTGTCATACATTTTAAGCATTCGTTCTTGGTATAAATCAAAGTTGGCAACAATGCTTGTTGTGTCGATTATTTCAGCAATATAGTCAAGTGCTTCACCTGGATTTTTACAAGTTGACTTTAATAGTGAAATATCAAACTTTCCAAACGTGTCATAATATTCTTTTATAAATATATAAAATCTTCTGTGCTTTTTAAAATGTTTTTCACTTACCTTTATATTTTTAAATAAATCAGGTTCAATGATTAAACAATTTAATATAGCACGTTCTATTTCTTCATATTGTAGCATATTATTTTC